AAGGCTATGCTCAAGCAGCTCTCCAGCATGTCGGCTGCGCAGATTGACATGGCTATCTCGCAGAACGACGAGCACATCGCCACTGCCCGCCGCAAAGTCGGTGAGGCCAAGATCAGCTCCGCTGCTGCAGCTATCCTAGATCGCGCAGAGAGCGGCGCTGGTGCCCTGTTGGTAGGTGCGTGGCACACCAGTGTCATCGACGGCCTTGTTGAAGAGCTGCGCGCTTCTGGGCTGCGCGTCGATGCCCTCGACGGCCGCACCAGCAGCAGCCGCAAGTCGGAGCTGCAGGATGCATTTAACAACGGCGACCTCGACGTGCTGGTCGGGCAGATCGCTGCGATGGGCGTGAGCCTTAACCTGCAGCACGGTGGCAACCGCATCGTGGTGGTCGAGGAGGACTGGTCCCCTTCTGTCATGGATCAGTTCTACGCCCGCCTGCACCGCATGGGCCAGACCGAGCATGTGCACGTTGACATCCTGACCAGCGACGACCCGCTGTCTCAGGCCGTCGGTCGTATCGCCGGCAACAAGCGGTCTGAGCACCGCAAGCTGATGGAGCAGGATGATGTTGCTGCTTAAAGCTGTTGGTGTGGCACTGACCGTTTACGCGCTGATGTTCGTTTGGAACGGCGCGCTGGAGCGTCAATACAATCTGTGTGGGGAGACCTATTGTGCCGAATAGTGTGCGTGATGCCATCCTGCGTGGCCGGGATCTCATGGAGGCTGACAAGGACTGGGGGTTTGATCGCTCCCAGTTCCTCAACAGCTCGGAGGCTGACGCCTGCATGAGGATGCTGTGGTACAGCAAGAACCAGCCCGAGCTGGCTGCCTCGCAGGACTGGGGCTTTGCGCGCCGTGGCAACAACGTCGAACGCTACGTTGTAGAGAGCTTCGACAAGATGAACGACGTGGCGGTCGAGCGTGTAGGCGACCTACAGGTCAGTCTGCAGGACGACAAGCGCCGCCTGTCGGCTACGCCGGACGGTGTCATCTCGTTCGACGGCGGGCCGTGGGAGGGGCTGGAGATCAAGTCCATCGATCCCCGCACCAACACTGGCCGCCTGCCTAAGCCCGCCCACATCACGCAGCTCCGCATCGCTATGGCGCTGCTGAACCAAGAGGCCGGCTACAACCTGCGCAGCGGCTGGTTGCTCTATGTGGACGCCTCGAACCACAATCGCATGTTTGAGTTCCAGATCGATGCCGACGACCGCATCCTCGACACCTATGCCAAGCGCGCCAAGAAACTGTTTGGCCTGACCAAGGCCGAGACCATTGACCGGGAAGGCAAGCGCACCGGCGAATGTAAATACTGCCCCTTCGCAGAGACCTGCGGCGTGACTGAGGCGCGTAACCCGCTGCCCGCTCGCCGCCCTGCAGGGTTCGATAAGGCGGCCGCTCGCTACGTCGAGCTGGCTGACATGGAAGAGCAGATCAAGGCGGAGAAGGATAGCCTCAAAGAGGATCTCCGCTCCGGCCTGCGCGGTGCAGGCAAACTAATTGTCGGGGACATCGAGGTGTCGCTGTCCACGACCAAGGGACGTACCAGCCTAGATAAAAAGGCTGTTGCGGCGGCGGGGATAAACCTATCCCCGTTCGAGAAGACGGGCGCTCCTGTCGAGCGCCTTACTGTGAAACGTGTAACGTGAAAGGTGACACAATGAGTAATGCATTGACGACGTTCCTCGACAAGGTCGAGCTTCCTGTTCTCTCTGACGAGGCGCTGGCGGAGGCTATCCGCGACGCCCAGCAGGAGGACGGCTACACGGGTCGGGACAACCTGACCTACATCGACTTCTCCGGTAAGCTTGGTCGTTACCGCGCTGGCCGCGATAAGGAAGACATGGACCCTGCACGTCTGTTCTTCTTCGAGCCGATGACGGCCCTCAAGGGTTGGATCTGCTGGAAAGACGGACGACCTGTTGGCCGTGTCGAGTGGCCGTACCTCCTCAAGGATCGGGAAGTAAGCCGCGACGAGCTGGACGACCACGGACCCTACAATGAGGGTCGGGGAGAGGGCTGGTTCCAGTCCCGTGGCTTTGGCGTCATCGCACTGGACGGCACCGGGGAACAGTATAAGTTCTCCACCAACACGGTCTCGGCAAAGAACGCTGTCGAGGACGTGATGAACAGCATTGCTGGTAATGCCAGCAAGGCGCAGCCGAGCCTTCCGATCATTCGCTTCGAGAAAGAGGAGTTCGAGGCGCAGGGTCAGAAGAACTGGAAGCCCAAGTTCGTAATCGAGGCTTGGGTTACCCGCGAAGCGGCGACCGCATACTTCGACGGCGGCCTGCCGTTGGAGGATCTCCTGAACGGCGTTGAGCCTAAAAAGCTCGCGAAGAAGTAGGGAGACAGGGGGCGGTGCGGATTGGTCTCCTACCACCGCCCCCGCTTTGCCATGTATAAACTCATCACACACGCCGAAGACTTAGCCGCCTACCTCGACAGGGTCGGTGACAACTACTGCGCGCTCGACTTCGAGACAACGGCGCTGCGGCCGGAGGACGGTAAGGTCCGGCTGGTCAGCCTGCACGATGGCACGGCTGGTGCTGTCGTAGACTTCTATCAAATCCCCGGAGGGTTTGATGCCTGCGCCAGCATGTTTGACCGGGGCCGGTGGATCGTATTCAACAGCGGCTTCGAGCTGCGCTGGTTTATTGCTGCCGGTGCGCCCAACACCTGCTGTAAGGACGTGGGCTTCCTGCGCCGCGCCATCCTTGGCGGCGGGCGGTATAGCCTCAAGCAGGTGGTCGAGTGGGATCTCGACCGGCAGATGGACAAGACCGAGCAGGCTAGCAACTGGGCTGCCCTTGAGCTGACGCAGTCGCAGCTCGACTACGCCTACAAGGATGCGGTCGATACTTGGGATCTGTTCCAGCACTGGTACGACCGGGCCGACGAGCTGCACCTGCAGGCGTGGGACATGCTGGATGGCATGGTGCCCGCCGTCATCGAGATGGAAGACACCGGGATGCTCGTGGACACGCACCGACACAAGAAGCTGGCCGACCACTGGGCTGACCTACAGGCGAAGCAGATTGCGACAATCCGAGACGCCGTGTCTGAGGATGAGGTCGAGAACATCAACAGCGACATTCAGTGGTCCGACTACTTTGCTCGGCATATGCCCGACCACATCCTCGGCAAGTGGCCGCGCACCGAGAAGGCCGGCACGCTCTCGATGAAGAGCGAGGTGCTCAACAGCCTTGGCTCGCAGTTCTTCACGGCGCTGGGCGAGAACCCGATCACGCAATTGCTCGACACGTTGCGCGACTACAAACGCCTGACTAAATACCTGACCAGCTTCGGGCACCCGCTGATCTCCAACGCCGAGAAGCACGCAGACAGACGCGTGCGGTGCCGGTTCAATATCGGTGCGGCCAAGACCTGCCGGTTCTCGTCGTCCGGCCCCAACCTGCAGCAGATCCCGCGTGACCTCACGCTGATCGGTGAGGACACCAGCGTGCGCTCTTCGTTCGTAGCGCCGATGGGGCGGAAGCTGGTCAGCTTGGACTACAGCGGCATCGAGCTGCGCGTGCTGGCCCTTCTGTCCGGGGACGACCAGCTCCTCGAAGACGTAGTGTATGGCGACGTGCACAGCGAGGTGGCCTCAGTTATCGCCGGCAAGACCATCGACAAGTCCACGCCGGAGGGCAAGGCTGCCCGCACGGCGGCCAAGGGCGTGAGCTTCGGCATCATCTACGGCTCGGCCGCGACCGGGCTGGCAGTCAACATGCGGACCTCATCCAACAAGGCGCAAAAGTACATCGACTTCTGGTCCGACCGCTACAGCAACGCCTTCCGATATCGGCACCGCATGATGGATGAGGCCAGCGACACTCGTTACATTCGCTGCGTTGACGGCGGCACCCTATACATGAGCCGTTTCCCGGACCTGCCGAAGTGCGCCAACTACCCCGTGCAGCGAGCGGCCCTGTCGGTCATGGCTAAGGCCATTGCCCGGCACAAGCGGTCTCTCGATGAGCTGCGCGCCGCCGGTCAGCACCGGCACACCAAGATCCTATCCACTATCCACGATGCGCTCATCGATGAGGCGGCCACGGCCGACGCTCAGGAGTGCCTGCGGATAATGGAAACTGATATGACGCAAGGATACCTCGACGTGTTTCCGGGTGCCCCCACGGAACGCCTTGTCGAGGGCGGCATAGGCTCAAGCTGGGGCAGTTTAGGCTAAAGGAGATGATTATGTTCAAGCGTAAGAAAGAGATTGAGGATCTCGAAGAGCGGGTTGCCGCGCTGGAGCGGCAGGCGCACCGGCTGTTGAAAGCTATGGCTGCGCGTAAGCCGGAGGAGCCTACGCGGCTGCCGGTCAAATACAAGCGGCGCACCAAGGTCAAGCCGCACAGCATCCGCCAGCTCATCTACAGCGCGGACAACCGCATCGATGTAGATGCTAGCGCAGAGGCTATCGGCCGTACCCTGCACGAGATCATGCGCGGCACATGGCCGCGCGACAGTGCGGAGAGCCGGATCGATTACGCCCTGCGCTCATCGACGCCGGGAGCTGGGGGCATCATCAGCCGCGAGCAGTGGCTGGCAGAGAACCCCGAGCAGTTGGAGCTGTTTCCTCGATGAAGACAAGGACCGAGGAGTTCGATGAGCAGACAGCGTATGTGACGCAGATCAGGGAGGGTGCCTACGGGCACCCCCTTGATAACTTCCTACGTTGTCAGGCCATAACGGAAGTGGTAAAGAGTTGCCCTGACGAAGCGTGCAGAGTTGCGCTTACGATGATTGGCTTGAAGATGGCGCGGCTGGTAGCAACGCCGGGTCATCTGGATAGCTGGGTTGATATCGCGGGCTACGCCCGCACCGCCGTGATGGCGTTAGATGAAGCAGAAAGGAGAGCCAGTGATGGCCGCGACAGCAGCCGAGAGGCAGAAGACCTACGAGATTAAGAAGGTAGCTGACGGCTACCGCAGGGTCTGCATGTGGGTGCGCGAGGAAAAGATCGAGCAGCTACGGGCCTACGCCAAAAAGCTGGACAAATAAGTAGGGGCGGCTACTTAGCCGCCCCCTCGATCTTCCAAAACGGGCCGTCGAACGACCAGCCCTTGCTAGTAAACGTAAGGGTTCCGAAGAGCGTCGTCAGCACGATGGGTTCCATATCGCACGATCCTTTCCCAGAGTTTGTCCCAGAAGCTGTCCGCGACCATCGCGTCCAGCGCAACACCTAGAATGAATGTCATGGCTTGTACCTCCTACGAGGTATATATGCTCAATCATGTTGCAGTGCAACATAACCAGAGGAGAAAGAAATGAAGTGGCTACGAAAGCTGTTCCCCCGCAAGAAGGTTGCCGCCAAGCCGGGCCTGCCCAACGCACACTACCTCGGCATCCATATTGCAGCGGCAACAAAAAAGTCTCAGTGGTATTGATATCAGTGACTGACGGCATTATATTCAGGTCACCAACACAGGAGACCAAGCCATGTTCACCGACGCCAACACCGCCCTCGACTTCATCATCGCCGGTAAGTCCCGCTTCACCCTGACCAGCAAGGTCAGCGGCAACTCGTTCACCTTCAAGATTGACGCGCCCAAGGATCGGGCGACCGGCGAGACCGACCGCAGCATCCTTTTCGTCAAGGTGCTGAACGGTCCCGACAATAGCTGGGACGGCGACTGGCTGTTCCTCGGCTTCATGCGCCGCGACAACGGCTTTGAGCTGGCGGGCGGTAAGAAGGGCCACCCTGATGCGCCGTCGTTTCGCGCACTGGACTGGACCATGAAGCAGCTCTTCAACAACCAGATCCCCGATACGCTGGAGATCCGGCACGAGGGCAAGTGCGGCCGCTGCGGTCGCGCCCTGACCCGCCCGGAGAGCATCGACAGCGGCTTCGGTCCCGAATGTATTACTCGGGTTTAATCGAGCCGCTGACCAGCGCCATCGTCCGCTTCCAGAAGGAGGCGGACGATGCTGCTTGGGCTGGCGATATCCACCGGGCAGACAGCCTACAACAGCAGGTCGATGACCTGCGCCAACAAGAGAAGGACGGGGAATTATTTTATGTCAGGTTCTAAGAAGTGCGTACGCTGCGGAGAGCGCATTGCTCCGGGCACCGCATACAGCGGTTATCATTATGCCTGCGCCCAGAAGTCGATGGAGGAAGAGGCCCTTGTGCGCGAGGCGCTGCGTAAGCAAAAGCGGGAGGCTATCGAGGCAAAGCGCAAACAGCAGGACGGCAACCGTAAACGCTCTGGGCTGCCCTCCATATCTGAGGCGCAGGAGGCTGAGGACAAGTGGGGCCGGCTAATGAAGGGTAGACGCTTCGAGAGTTACGCGATACGCTAAGTATCTTGTTCCTCCCTGAACTAGAGGCCGCTCACGCGGCCTTCTTTTTTGCCCTCTTCCAGCTCAGGTACTCCGCGCCTTCTTCGAGATCCGCGAACGCGCTGATCCTACGCACTGCGTTCTCCTCCTCCGGGTCGATCACGAACAGGATCGTGGAGCCGTACTCATCGCGGTGGAAATTATGCCGGGTCGCGTACTCGTCGATCCATTTGTAGCCACGAGCACGCGCCATCCACACGACGCGGCCGTCGTCCAGCTCCTCGTGCGTCAGGCCCCATGTATGATGATGGCCGGCGACGTAGATGTCGGCGTCTTCATCCCACAGGGCTGCGCGCTTCTGGCCGTGCAGCCGGTTATACATCGACGTGCCCTTGTGGTTGTGCGCGGCATCGACCCGGATCTCACCTCCGCCGGGGAAGGTCAGGCAGAACTTGGCCCGCCAATCGACCATCGGTATCTGCGCCACGTTCTCGGACTTCAAGAACGTCGAGAACTCACTGTGCATTGTATCGTGGTTACCGTGCAGCCAGACCGCCCACGGCACTCCAGCGTCCTTCAAGAACCACCTAGCTAGCTTTCGCTCGGTGGGTCGGCTGATGTCGTCCTCGGCGTACAGGTAAACCATACGGCCCCAGTTGTCGGCCGTGTCACCTATGTTGACG